AATCGACCTACGCGAGCATCTTGTTTCCGGCTTGGATGTTACAGCGCCAAGTCGCGAATATTCTGGCGGCGAGCCACACCATCGAGCTTGCGGAAAAGTGGGGACGCCGTGTCCGCAATCTGGTGGATGATCATCGCCTTGTCCTGCGTGTTGATCTTGCGAATGACAGTCAGGCGGCTGGACGATGGGCACTCAGCAATGGCGCTGAGTATTATGCTGCTGGTGTTGGCACTGGTATCGCTGGGTTCAGGGCTAAGTTTGGGCTTATTGACGACCCCCTCCGATCACGACAGGACGCTGATAGCGATCTTATCAGGGATCGGATTTGGGATTGGTATCTTAACGATTTTCGTCCTCGTCTTGTACCTCATGCGGCACAAGTCCTGATCCAGACGCGCTGGCACGAAGACGATCTCGCGGGCCGCGCTCTGCAACACGACGACTGGAAAGTGATCAGCCTCCCGGCGATGGCCGAGGCGAACGATCCGCTCGGTCGTGCGCTCGACGAGCCGCTGTGGGACGACGACTACGGCTACGGCGAACAGCTTCGCGAGCTTCAGAAGAACACGCCAGCGCGAACGTGGTCGGCGCTCTATCAGCAACGGCCTGCGCCCGAGGAGGGCGACTACTTCAAGGTCGAGTGGCTCAGACCCTACGTTCACGTACCGGACTTGAAGACGCTCCGCATCTATGGAGCCAGCGACTACGCGGTGACCGACGACGGCGGCGACTACACGGTGCATGTCGTGGTCGGCATCGATCCCGAAGGCCGGATGTATCTGCTCGACCTCTGGCGCAAGCAGGCGGCGAGCGACGAGTGGGTCGAGGCGTTCTGCGATCTGGTCAAGCTGTGGAAGCCAGTCGGATGGGCCGAGGAGCAGGGGCAGATCAAATCCGGCGTCGGGCCGTTTCTGACGAAGCGGCAGCGCGAGCGCAAGGCGTTCGTGTTTCGCGAAGAGTTTCCGACGCGCGGCGACAAGTCGATCAGAGCGCAATCGATCCGTGGCCGCATGGCGTTGGATGGCCTCTATGTGCCGGTCAACGCGCCGTGGTACCCGGCGTTTCGTTCGGAGCTTCTCAGCTTTCCGGCTGGCAAGCATGACGACTGCGTCGATGCCATCGGCCTGATCGGTCAACTGCTCGACATCATGAGCGCGGGCCAGAAGCCGAAGCCGCCCGAGGAGCAGCAGCCAAAGTTTGAGGGCTACAAGCCCGCGAAGGTCGCCAACGGCGAGAGCTTTAAGACGTACTGATCATGACGGCACAGCGTTTCACCTACGCCGACGGCGACCTCGGGCCGCGAGCCAAGTTCGATATCCAGCTTGGCAGTGCGCTCAACGATCAGGATCAGTTTGCGGCGCGTCTTCAGAACGCGAACATCGAGTTGAAGACCGAACGCTTTCAGTGGGAGCAGACCGGCAACATCTGCATCGAGTATGCGTGGGATGGCAAGCCAAGCGGCATCGCGGCCACGCCAGCAGATTTCTGGGTGCATGAACTGGCGCGTGGTGACGCGACGTTGTTGTACCTGATGATCCCGGTGCCGCACCTCAAACAGATTTGCCGCGAAGCTTACGCGGCTGGCAACTATCGCAAGGGTGTCGGCGACGGTGGCCACAGCGATGTGATCCTGCTCAAGATCAAGGACCTTTTGAAGGTGGCAGCATGCTTACCAGATCAATGAGCGCACCGACGACCAGCACAGTGCCGCCCAGCAACCGCGACTACGGTTGGTACAAGGGCAAACCCGGTAAGGGACGCTGACATGCGGCTTCACGAAAGCACGTTCGACTATCTCAGGCCCAGCGACCAGCAGATGGCGGCGATGACGGAATTACGCATGGCCGCGCGAGACTACGCCGATCAGGTTGCAAGAATGCTGCCTGACGGTGCCGACAAGACCTACATCCTGCGCCGCATCCGCGAGACTGCGATGTGGGTCAATGTCGCGATCACGCGCGACGCCGACGGCTCGCCCCGGACCGAAATCTAACAATCCATGGACAACGTCGCATATCTGCCGCCGCCAGAACTCAGGCGGCAGCGGAGCCGTGTCCAAGCGCCAGCAGCCAACGACGACGACGACGAATATCTCGACATCACTCTGCTGCGCCGACAGTTTCAGGATTTCGCCAAGGCCAAGGACGCCGAAGGCCGCGAGATGCTGGAGGCGCGGCACTACTACCACGGCGACCAGTGGACAGCCGAAGAAATCAGAACGCTGCGCGACCGCAAGCAGCCGGTCGTCACCTCGAACCGCATCGTCCGCAAGCCTACCCGCGCACACCGCAGCACAACGAAGGCGCGGAGGTCGCGACCGCCGTGCTGCGCTACGTGCTGGACAGCAACGACTGGAACAGCAAGTCGGCGCGGATCGCGCGAGCCGCTGGCATCGATGGAATTTCCGGCATCGAGTACGACCTCGTCACCGCGCAGACCGGCGACCCGACGCTGGAGATGCACATCACCTACGGCGACGGGTTCTTCTACGATCCACGCTCCTACGACGAGGGCTTCACTGACTGCCGCTTCATGGGCGTCGCCAAGTGGTGCGATGCCGACCAAGTCAAGGAGATGGTGCCCGACAAGGCCGACGAGATCGACGACATCGTCGAGACCGGCTCCGACACCATGACGGTCAGCGAGCAGGACCGCGAGAAAAACTGGGTCAACACCACGGCGAAAAAGGTTCGCCTCGTCGATCACTGGTACATCCTGAACGGCAAATGGCGCTGGTGCCTGTACGCGGGCACCGTGGTGCTGATGCAGGGCGTCAGCCCGTTCCTCGACGAGAAGGGCAAGACGTTCCCGCGCTACCGGATGTTCTCGGCGTCGGTCGATCACGACGGCGACCGCTACGGCTTCCCGCGCAATCTGAAATCGCCGCAGGACGAGATCAACCATCGGCGTAGCAAGTCGCTGCATCTGCTGAACAGCCGCCGCGTGGTCAGCGAGAAGGGCGCAGTCGATGACGTCGAGCGGTCGCGGAAGGAGTGGGCCAAGTCGGACGGCTGGGTCGAGGTCAATCCCGGCCTCAAGATGGAGCCTGACACCTCGGCGCTGAACGATTTCAAGGGCCAGCTTGAACTGTTGCAGGAGGCCAAGAACGAGATCGAGAATTTCGGGCCGAACCCGGCGCTGATCGGTCAAGGTCTTGAGGACAGTTCGGGCCGCGCCATCCAGTTGTTGCAGCAGGCGGGTATCGCCGAACTCGGCCCGTACCTGACCGCGTTCAAGAACTGGAAGATGCGGGTCTATCGCGACATCTGGAACATCGTGCAGCGGCACTGGAAGCAGGAGCGGTGGATCAGGGTCACCGACGACATGAACGTCGCGCAGTTCTTCAAGGTCAACCAACTGACGCTCAACCAGTGGGGCCAGCCGATCATCGTCAACGCGCTCGGCGAACTCGACGTCGACATCATCATCGACGAAGGCCCAGACACGGTGAACATGCAGGGCGACGCCATGATGGTGTTGCAGTCGCTCGGGCCGCAATTCCTGCAACAGTTTCCCGAGATTGCCATCGAACTGTCGCCGCTGCCGTCGAGCGTCAAGAAGCCCATGCTCGACAAAATCCAGCAGCAGCAGAACAAGCAGCCGCCGCCCGATCCGCGCGTCATGGCGGTGCAGGCGAAGGCCCAGATCGACCAGCAGACCGCAGCGCAGGACGCCCAGCGCGAGGCGGCGAAGGCTCAGCAGGAGGCGGTGCTGCGTCAGCAGGAGGCGGATCGCGAGGCCGCCAACCAAGTGCGCCAGCAGCAAATCGACGCGCAGGCGCGGCAGGCCGAGGCGGCACATCAAGCGATGCTCGACCGCATGATGGCGCAGAACGAGATGATGATCGAGCGCATGCGAGCTTCTGCCGACATCGCCATCGCGCACATCAGGGCGCAGGCCGACGCCAAGATCGCCGAGGACGCGCACGAGCGTCAGATGGCGATGGCCGAGGAGCAGGCCGCGACGGGCATTTCTGAATGACGCAGAAGCAGCCGCTCGATCTGGTCAAGTTGCTCGACACCATCGCGCGGGCGCAGCGAGCGACGCGCCGCGCCTATGAGTTCACGCCGAACAGCTACACGTGGGCGGCATATTCAGCCTGCCTCGACGCCTTCCGCGCCGTGGAGAGATCGTTGGCCACTGACGAAATAGTGGCACCGCCTGCCTCGGGCGACACCGAGGCCACGCAGCCTGAGCGACAGATGGCAAACGCCCGCCCCGGCGATTGAGGGGCCACGCGCCGCAGCGAAACGCGGGAATGAGGATGACCATGACACCTGAGAACGACCTTCCTACTGAAGACGCACTGTTCGACACCGCAGTCGATGGACCGCAGACGTCACCAGCCGAGACGGTGACGCCAGCGGCTCCGGACCCTGCGCCTGCCGCACAGACGACGACTGAGCAGCCGAAGACGGATGCCACTGCCAAGCCCGACGCCTCGACCGAAGGGTCCGAGGCCGACGAACCGGCGATGGTGCCGTCCACTCGCCTTCGTGATGTCACCAAGGAGAAACGTGCGGCGGAAGCCGAACGTGACGCCATCAAGCAAGAGCGTGACGCACTGAGGCGGGAGCGGGATCGTATCGACTTTGAACGTCAGGAATTTCAGCGGCGTCTACAAGCGCAGCCGAAGCCTGATGCTCCGAAGGAAGAGGACGAACCCGATCCGCTGCTGCATCCGAAGGAGTACCGGCAGTACATGGAGCGGCGCATGGATGAGCGCCTGCTCAATGAACGCCGGGAGTTCAGTCTTCAGCAGGCTCACAAAGTCTACAAGGAAGAGTTTGTCCAAGCCTACACGGCGGCCCAGCAGCTTGCGGACCCGGCACTCAATGCCCGCATGCAGCGATCCGGCGATCCGGGCGAGACGCTCATCCAGTGGTTTCGTGAGAAGAAAATTCAAGCCGAGGTCGGCGGCGATCCAGAGGCCTACAAAAAACGGATCATCGAGGAGGACCGCAAGGCTCGCCTCAACGATCCGGAGTTTCGCAAGGTCGCAATGGAAACGTGGCGTGGAGAAGCGCCATCTCAGACCAATG